CCATCAACCAGCTTTCTAAGAAGCTTCACGCCTTGATTGGTGCTGAGCTGGTCAATGCTAACTTCTCGGCCAATGAAGTGATCACTGCAGCTAATTTCAATTATGCCCAGGTCGTTGATCTCAATACAGATCTCAATGATGCCAAGGCTGGTGATCCCCGCTGCCTCCTGGTCAATGGTGCTTATGCTGGCGCGCTCCGCAAGGATGCTACCCTGACAGCTCCTTTCAATCAGGCTGGTCAATCCTCCCTGATTTCGTCTGGTCTGATCGGCACGATTGCTGGCTTCCAGGTCTTTGAATTCACTGACCTTCCTACCAATTCTGAAAATCTCGCAGCTTTTGCCTGCGGTGCTGACGCACTTGCAATTGGTATGGGTCTGCCTTATGCTGGTCTGTTCCCTGGTGATGTGTCCACAGCTACTGATCCTTCTGGTCTGTCTGTCCAGGTCTTGCGCGCACAGGATACAGATGGTGTGCTGCGCTTCACGGCCACAATGCGCTTTGGTGTCAAGACCGCGCGCGCCACAGCTGGTAAGCGAGTAAAGACAGCCTAAGCTTAGGCACTTAGCTGATCATCAAGCTCCACCAGAAATGGTGGGGTTTTTTTGTGTCCACTGCCTGGAGCTGTAGAAATGATGTGTTGACAAAAGCAAATGATGTGCTATGATGTTAGAAGTGATAGACAGCATATCACTCTGATCTTTGACAGCTGATGGTGGTGATTACCTTTCTGGCCAGGCGCAAGCCTGCCAGGGATACAAACCAAAACACACAATGACAAAACGCAAGATCACCACCAAGCCTGCAGAGGCTTCCCCGAAACCAGCCAGCCCAGCCTGTCCTTTCATCCCTGATAATGTCAGGGGTGGTGGCAATTGGGCTTGGGCTACCTACTCAAGCTGCCCCCTGGCTACGGCCAAGGAGAAGGCTGAGGCAGTGGCCACCTGGATTGGGGAAGGCAGAAACTACAAATGGAGCTGCGGAGGAAGGGCAGACACCTGGGCAAAGGATGACACCAATGGCCAGCAGTGGATTGTCCACTTCCACCTGGATAACACCAGACACCCCCGCACCCAGCAGGCCAACAGCTAAGCACCCAGCCCCCGCCAGATTACCCTGGCGGGGGCTTTCTGCTTTGGTGGGTATCCTGGTCAGGGGTAGCCAGGGCAAAGGCTTCCTGGGGCAAGCCAGGTGGCACAGCCAGCCAGCCCTGTATGCCAGCAAAGCTAATAGACCTTTGGTGCATTGATATGGATGCAGCTTTAATTGCAATGATGTTGGCTGATGCCACAGCTATGACAGCTGAAGCTGGGCAGACAGTGACCATTGGGGCTAACACTTTCCCAGCTATGGTATCTGATGCCACCCTAAATCCTACCCTGGATGCTGGTGGCCTGATGGATCAGATCAGCACCACAGTGAAGATCCCAGCCACAGCTGCAGCCCTGGCTGCTTCAGCTGATATGGCCTTTGGCAAGAAGCTCACCTGGGCTGGCCGTATCTTCAGGATCACCAGCAAGCCTTTCAGAAAGCCTGGATCTGCCTGGGTGCAGCTGACAGTGGTGGATGAAAATACCAGATAAGCTATGTCTGATATCATCATCACAGTTAATCGAAACCTACACGCGCAGCTTACAAAGGTGTATGCTGATTTTGGTGCTTACACAAAACAGATGAGCATTGACCTGGTAAAAGAGGAAGGGGCTTTGACCTGTCGCGCTGCCATTGATTTCAGCCCACCACTTAATGGCAAGCTAGGTGGCAAGGGTGATAAGAAGATTGCTGAGCATTGGGGCAATTGGGCTGTTGCAAATGATGTGCTGACAGTGGTGGGTGAGGATAGCAAAACCCTGGCTTCAGCTATGGGGTCAAAGAAGAATAGCTTGGCCAAATTTACCAAGTGGAGGATGGGCAAGCCACCAAAGACACAGGGGCTGGCAATGAAGATCTGGCAGGATACAAACCCTGAGCGCGCCTTTAAACGCGCCCAAAATCTATTTGGCAGATTTGGTGGCAGACGCATTGGCATCATTGAAAATGACAGTGCATTGAAGGCGCGCCACGATCGCATCAGAAAGATGTATAAAGGACGCATCAGAAAGAATGGTGGCCGAGATCCAATCACAGGCCAGGTGAAGGGTGAGCAGCCCCACTTTGCGTCCATCCAGATTATTGAAAGATACATTAAGACCAGACAGCTTAGGGTAGGCTTTATGAAGGCAGGCTGGATTTCTGCCATTAATAAGATTGGCACACCTAAGATCAATGGGGTGGAAAAGAAATTTGGCCTGCGTAAGATGCCCACCTGGGTTTCCCGTCACCCTGCAGGCCACGGATCTGTGGGGCTTAATATCTTTAATGGAGCAGCCAATGATGTGCATATGACAGTGCGCAATGACCTGGGCAATATCTTTGGGGTGGGCTACCTCGCAGGCACTAGGCGTTTTGTGATTGGTGTGCGCGCTGGAAAAATGTCTGCTAGGATGCGTCATTTTATGCGGATTGCTATTGAGAAAGCCAACACAGGCAGATCACCTACCTAACACTTTATGCCATCCAAATCCCCACTGAATATCACTGAAGATGCCCTGGCTGCTGTGCTTGATGCAGAAGCTGCCCTTAATGGTTATACAATCTTTAAAGGCCAAGCAGCCACTGAGCTTGAGCTGCCCAGCATCATTGTGAGCTGTGAGAGTGCAGCCTACCCTGGTGAGATCTCCCAGGGCTTGGGCAATTATGTGTGCAAGGTCAATATTGGCATCTTCAATAGCATTGATGATGACACCATTGCCACCCACAGGGAAGCTTCCCAGGATGTGATGGGGCTGATGAATGACCTGGCCACCATCAAGGCCAGCTATGTCACCATTGGGGATGCCACTTGCTATGATGTGACACAGACAAGCCTGGATGAAGGAAGGGGTGAGCGCGCCTTTATGACCACCCTGGCCTTTGATGTGCTGATCTGCCTGAGTAACACCTGATGGTGTGTTTGACCTTTGGTGCATTATTAAACCACTATACCAATGGCAATTAAGACACAGGGCACAGCCCACATTTATGGCACAGCTGGCACTGTGACAGGCTTAACTGTTCAAAGCTATACCACCAGCATTAGCTATGGTAATGCTGATGAAGTGACAAATGCCCTAGGTGAAGTGATTGCAATACGCTATTCAGATGAGCGCAAAAATCTGACTGTGGAAGGTCTTGTGCCTTCAGCCTATGCTGTTACAATTGGCACTAAGATTGATTTCACAGGTAATGGGTATGCGTTTAGTGGGCACATCACCCAGATTGAGGAGCGCGGGGAAGCCAAGGGCTTTATGCGCATCAGTGTTACAGCTGCACAATACGAAAAGGTCACATCTGCTTAACGCAGATTGACCTTCCAGGCTGGGCTTCTTAAGGTCTGCTGTAATGGCAGACCTTAGATTTTTCAGTGCCTTCCTCACCCCCTCAGGCACATCCATCCTGGGCAAGAAGCTTAAGCCCTTCTGCCTAAAGCACAGGATCTTTCTGGAGGGAATTGCCAGCCCCTATGTGGCGCAGGATAAGGAGCTCACTCCCACAGATCTGCTGCTGGCCATCAAGATCTGTGCAGATGAAAGCATTGATGGCTTTACCCTGGCCGACAAATGGAAGGCTTTAGTGCTTACCCTATCCAAGCCCAGGATGGCTGAGGCATCCCTGGCTTTCGTTAAGCACATAAACCAGCAGGGATCTTATCCCAAGTTTTACGAAAAGAAAGCCAGCAGCGGGGAAAGCTCAATCCCCTGGCAGCTTAGCATCCTGGCCACCCTGGTCAGAAATGGGATGAGCTACAGTGATGCGCTCAATATGCCTGAGGCAAAAGCCCTATGGCTGGCCACTGCCTTCAATATCCAGCAGGGGGCTAAGCTGGATATCCTCACCACAGATGATGAAGAATTGATTGACCATCTGGCAGAATTAGAAGCCAAGAAGCACAATGAGTAACGACCTTTCTTTCACAATTTCAGCCAGGGATCAGGCATCCAGGGCTGTGGAGACAGTGCAAAAGAAGATTAAGAACCTAGGCACAGACCTAGCCAAAGGCTTCTTGTCTTTTGCTGCGCCACTTACCCTAGTGCATACAGGAATATCAATGATTGGTGAAGCCATTGAAGCCCAGAAGAAGAAGGTTTCTGAGTCTATTGAAGCTTACACAGGGATTTCAGATAAGGCTGCAGATATTGGTGTGGCCACTGATGAATTTCTAAGGCTTAGCAAGGCAGCTGAGGCAAGTGGCATTGGGGTTAATAAGGTGGCCAAGCTATTTAGTGAGGTCACTGACATCATTGATCAGGCCACCATCAGTGGCAGCGCGCAGGAAAAGATGCTGACTGCCTTGGGCTTCTCAGCTGAGCAGATTGCAGCTGGTATGCTTAAGCCCATCCAGGTTATTGAAGCAATGGGCATTGCTATGGGTGGTGCATCTTCCAACACAGACAGGATGGCCTTGGCCACCACAATGCTGGGCAAGAGTGCTGCAGACCTTATCCCTGTGCTGCTCAAGGCACAGCAGATTGCCAATGGGTATGGTGAAGATCCAGGCATCAGCCAGGATCAGATTACTTTAATTGAGGAAAAGAAGCGCAGGGAGCAGCAGGCAAAGAACAGGGAGCAGGCTGCAATTGCTGCGACAGAAGCCACAAGAATTTTCCTTGAAAGTAGTGATCCTGAAGTGGCAGGAGTGCTGGCTAGGGCTGGTGAAAGAGCAGCTGAAGGCACTACAGCTGGTGGCATTGTGCTTAGCCCTGCATCTGCAGCAAAAGACCTTAAGGCACAAGAAGAAGTGCTGGCCATCCTTAAGAAACGCAGGGAAGCTGCAGCCCTGGCTAGATCTGCAGCTGGTGCTGGCTCAGCTGCAGCCCTTACTGAATTGGAAATGGAAAGGCTTAATGCAGAAGCTGTGGCTTTGGCTTTGACTGACATTGCAAAAGGCCAGGCCGATCTGGAAAAGGATAAGGAAGCAGCTGCAAAGAATGATGCCAAGCGCACAGCCCAGGATCTTGATGAAGCCCAGAAGGTAAAGGATGATAAGGCCAAGGAAGCTGCCAAAAATGCCAAGCTTACTGTGTCCAGCCTGCGAGAAATCGGGGGTGCTATGGCAGGTGAATTCATCCCATCTGATCCTGCTCCTGAATACCTTAAAAGCATTGCTGAAACCGAGAAGGAAATCCTCAAGGCAGTGGTGGAGCTGCGCGAGGAAATCGCATCTGGCAAAATGCAGGGTGTTGATTTCACTAAAGATCCCAATCAATCAATGTTCACTGTCTAACCTATGGCCAAAAAATATCAGGGTGATAAGCTCACCACCCCACAGCTCCAGCCTGGCTGGACAATTGAGAATG